AAATCACAAGAAAAACCTGAACCAAAACCTGAACCAAAACCTGAACCAAAAATAACTTCTGCTACTAAATTCCCTTTTAACTTTAACGTTAGATATGGTAACCCTTTCAAAGATATTCCTAAGAAAAAAGACGTTAAAGAAGGTGCAAAAGTAGATCGAATGGAAAAGCACATTGAAAAATCAGAGCGCAAAGCCGGCAAGTCTAAAAAAGAAGCAGAGCGAATTGCTTGGGCAACTCTTAACAAACGTGGTATGTTAAATAATAAGAACAAGAAGAAAAAAAGAAAATGAGTAGAATAATGAAAGGACTGAGAACCGAAGACTACACCGGGATCGAATCTGGTCCTAGCACTGGTCCTTTCGCCGGGGAAAAAACTCCTGAAGAAAATCCATATGGTGGTAAAAAGAGCAGAAAGTTTAGAGGTGCAGTATCTGAGGGTGATGTGATTCAGGGACCGTGGGGTAAAAATCCTAGCGAAAGAGACCCTCATGCAGAACAGTTTAAAATAGCAAAAAGAATTGTCAAATTATTAGCCGACCATAATAAAAAAGAATTAAAAATAGATGGGTTTGGTGTCGGTAAAAATACTGGAGAGATATATGTAGGTATTTTTGAACCCAAGACTGGAAAATCTTTTAACATAGTTATTTCAGCTGATGGGAAAAGTGTTCGTCATGATCATGAATCTGATAATCTACTAGAAACACCTAACCAATCTCCAGTTGGCGAACAGCCTGGTGGGTGGCGTGAATATCATGCTGAGCCTGCAGGGTTAAAAGAAGAAGAATTAGACGAATTTGATTTAAGTACAATGATGAACACAAACACTTCATTATCTCAAAATCCAGAACAAGAACCAGACGCTGATGTTGTTTTCATTCGTTGGCCAAACTGTAATTCCCCAATGGAAAGAGTGTGGGAAGCACTAGAAACAGAACTACCAGATGAATATCCTAGTGATCACAGAGTATGGAACAGTCCCGATGCTACACCTGCTGCTCAACGCTCAGGAGAAAGAGTTCGTCAAAAAGCACAAGAATTTAAAAAAAGAGGCAGTGCTGTAGTCACAACTAAGAAATTAAGTGCTGCGAATACACTGAGCAATATTTTTAAGCAACATTATGGTATTGGGTGCAAAGTAGTTCCCCACGACACAAACGAAGATTTAGACGAAAATCTACACAAATGGTTCAAAGAAAAGTGGGTAAGATTTGGCCCAGACGGCAAGATCAAAGGTGCATGTGCTAGAGGCAGCAGCAAAGAAGGTAAGCCAAAATGTTTACCACAAAAGAAAGCACAATCATTAGGTAAGAAGGGTCGCAAGTATGCTGCTGCTAAAAAGCGCAGAGAAGATCCAAATCCTGATCGTCGCGGCCCGGCGCATAATGTAGCTACTAAGAAAAAGAAGGCTAGTGAAGGATTGGATTCTATGAAAAAGAATAAATGCCCTAAGTGTGGCGGACCATTGTTCGAAGCATCACTAATGAATGAAAAGAAAGATGCTTGCTACTACAAAGTAAAGTCACGCTACAAAGTTTGGCCTAGTGCATATGCTTCAGGGGCATTAGTCAAGTGCCGTAAGAAAGGTGCAAAGAATTGGGGTACGAAATCAGAAAGCGTAGAAGAACCTCTATCTGAAAAGTGGAGTGAAAAATACAAGCGTTCTATTAATTGCTCGCACCCTAAAGGTTTTAGTCAAAAAGCACATTGTGCTGGTAAAAAGAAACACACTAAGGAAAGTGCTGAAAATACTCGCTGGGACGTTAAAGATAAAGAAACTAAGAAAATAGTAAGTACACATTCTAGTCATCAGGATGCACTAGATGCACTTGATAAGATGCCTGACCATAAAAGAGATCAGTATATTGTAGTCAATTCACATCGTCAAATTGATGAAGTGGATTTGGGCGCAGTTTCGCAGGTTATACACAATATAGATTGGAAAACTGTAGGATCAATTCAAATTATTGAATTATTAAAAGAGTTAGTTATATTTGGTTATGTATTACCTAAAGTTGTTCCTAAAATCAGTGCAGGTATAAGCAAGATTAAATCAGCATTAGGAATTAAAACTCCACCAAAAGATATTAAAGCAGATGGAAAAGAAATTGAGCAAAAGTTAGAAATAGAAAAATTAACGCCTGAGCAAAAGAAACTAATTGCAGCAGCGTTAAATCAACTACTTTCTGATCCTGCTATACAGCAGAATAAAGAGCGCGTATCAGAAGCCGTCAATTTTGCTAAACAAGCTGCAATTGCTATCGCTAAGAAAAAAGCAGGCAAGAAGCCTAAAGTAAAAACAGAAAGCGCAAAGCATCATGCTGTTTCTGCTCAACAAGATGCAATGGTACGCGCACTTACAAAGCATGAAAAAATTGATGAATTCTTAAACACTTCAGGTAAAGATTATTCAGATCATAATTATTTCCCCCGTAAACCTCAACAATTTAAGAAAGGTGACATTGTTTGGATTTCTAATCCTCGCGGACAAAAGGCAGAAAGAAGTCATTTCGCCCACGAGTGCCCTGCTATTATTCTGTATAGTTATGATGAAAAATATGGCCAAGAGCTACTTGCAGACATTGATTGGGACGATCCAGACATGACACCAGATGATCGTAAGTATTGGATAAAAAGAGCCAAAGAAGCAGCAGATGCTGAGCATCAGTATGCCGTAACTGCTATGGAAAAATTTAAATGGCGTGGAAAAGAACATGTTTCTATACATGACACGGCATGGTATCCTGATTCAGTGCTTACTTTAATTCCAAAAAACACACCAATCGAACAAGTATTCAATAAGGGTAGATCAGCACCTTATAGTAGTTTAACAGGCAGGGAAAAGGAAATGGTAGACAAATATTTCAGCGGCGGAAAGCAGCCACCTAATAAATTAAGCGAATCTGCAAAGTCTGTAGACAAGCTAAAAATGCAAATCAGCGATAGAATTTTAACTGCACACGATGATTTGTTTGATGATTATGGCTACAATAAAGTATCAAGAGCAATTGATCATGTTGCTCAAAAATACGGTGATAACGAAGAACAAACTATTAATGATAGCGATATTACTCTTTTCACTAAAGAAGTAGCAGATATGGTTATTAATGGTGGAAAGATGGTAGATGAAGCAAGACCATCTAGACCTGTCAGAGTTGATCATAACAAAGTCTATCGCATGATCAACGCACTAGCCATTGCCTGCATCAAGGGCAGAGGATGGAACGAAGGTATTAAAGACGTTGCTAAGTTCGAAGCCGAAAATGATAGATTCTGGAGCGACTACGTTGATGAAGTTACTAGCGAATTAAATTTATATCTAAACGATAAAAACAGAATAGATTACAACAGGCCTATAGAGACTTTAGAAATGGCAGTAGAAAATGTTGCAGAAAATATCGTTGAGTATTTCGAAACTCCAATGAACTTTGGACCTGGTGGCGGCGCACTAAAGTCGGGATCTTTGCGCGTTGATACTAGCAGATTAACTGATCAAGTAATGCTTAAGGCAATTAAACAAGCAACTGGTAGAGACATTACTAAAGAATCTACAATTAATGAAGTTAGTACAGACATGGCTCGTAAGGCTGCGTTGGCTAGACGAGGCGAACAGCTAGGCTCCTTAGTTAAGGGAGTATCATCTATACACGGGACAAAAGTAGCACAACATGCTGCGGATTACGATAGAGCCGGTGCACAAGCAGATAAAAACTTTGACCGTGCAAAAGTCAGAAAAGAAGGTGCTTCTATATTCTCAGGTGGAAGTGCAGGACAATCATATCACAAGTATAAAGCAAAGCCTGCAGGCGTTAAAAAAGAAAGTTCGGTTGTAAAAGGTCTTAGAAAATGAGAGAGTCTGAATTTACAAAACCTAAATATACTCTCATCATAAACGGAGAGGCTAAAATTACAAAGAAAGATTTCTTTGAATTAAATCGTTTAGCCAAAGAGTATAAAGAAAAACATCCTCAAGATGATGTTAAAGTTGTGCCTAATAAAGAATTAGATGAAGCCAACATTAAAGGAATGTTTCGCAAAGGTATGAAAAATATCAAGCGAGCATTGACTCCTGGAATCAAAGGTAAGCTTGCTAATAAGGGCGATGCCCTACTAATGAAAGGCATAAAAGCAAGCAACATCGCAACAACAGATAAACAGATAAAACGAGCAGATAGAATGGTGCATCACAGTGGAAGGCTAAGAAAATTAGGAAAAGGATTAAATCCCTTTGCTCCCTATCCAGAAGAGCCAAGAAAGTACCCAGAGGTCATCAAGCCCGGCGAGACTAGAGACGTAGTGATTCCTATTCCTAGTAGGAATAGAGCAGTAAGAGTTCGTATAGAGAGACAAGATACATATCGTTATGCCTATTTCACTTATCGTGACGAAGAAGGTAACGAACAAGGCGATGAATTTGACGTATACGCTTTTCCATCTCTACAATCGGTATTTGACAAAAAGATTCTTCCAGAAATCTATTATTATGATACTGGAGATTCCGCAAAATTTGTTAACGGCAAGATTGTACATTCAGACCCTAGGGCTGAAGATGACGACGATGATTTAGATGAAGGTGAAGTTATTCAAGGTCCATGGAAAAAGAAAGAAACTTCCGAAGAAATGGAAATGAAATTATGGGGTCGGCTCTATGAGAAAGAGTACGAGAAAATAAGAGCCGAAAACAGATATCCTGCTAGAGTAGTAAAGCGAGCGGATAAAGAGGCTAAAGAAATCGAAAAATCGTTCAACAATCCTGAAATAGCAAGATTGGCAAAATGTTGGTACTGGGTGTATCGTGTACAACACCAGGAGGGACCACGACGGGCTTGGGCTTCGACTGAGGCTAATTTTAGACGTTTTGATTCACCTTCGCCATGGACAAAAAACAAGGTAACCCAAGGACCGTGGAAAAAGAAAGAAACTGACGACACTATTATTACAACAGAAACTAGTAGCACTGGTCAAGGTGGAGGTTCTGCTGGCATTGGTGGCGGGTCAATGGTAGGCGGGCCAAGAACATATGAAGAAGAATTTGGGCCTTTTAAAAGAAAAGGCAAAGTTAAACGAACAACAGCGATGACGTATTAAAGGAGTTACAATGTCGCACTTAAAAGATATAAATATGAATTATGCAAGACATTTTTTAAGAGCGTGGGGAATAGCAGGGGTATTATTAGTACACGGTGTATTCCCAAATATCTGGCAACATAAAGCCAGTGAGATGATCAACCATAAGTGAGTTATGACATGTTAGCAGATCAATTAAAAGTATTACTAGGAAGCACATTTGTTGTCTATACAAAGACACACGGCTTTCATTGGAATATTGAAGGCAGTAACTTCCCTCAATATCATAAACTATTAAACAAGTTTTATGAACAAATATATGAGACTATTGATGTTATTGCAGAATATATAAGAACACTAGATGTATACACACCAGAAACTCTACAAAGAATGTTGGAACTTAGTGTTATTGAAGAACAGCCAATGATTCCTCGCGCACAACTAATGATATCTGAACTGTTAGCAGACTATGAAAAAATGTCTGATTTGGTAGTTCAAGTATTTGACGTAGCCACTGAGCAAAATGCTCAGGGAATTGCTAACTATATGGCTGAATTACAAGACTTATACACAAAGCAGGCTTGGATGCTTAGAGCCACGCTCAAAACACAAAGAGAATAATGAGATACCTAGAATTCATCACTGAAGGTAAAAGATATACCGGTCTTTCTGTTGCTAGAAGAGTGGCAGAAAGACTTGGGCATAAGGTTGTAAAAGACGGCAATTACCTAACTACTGTTGATCATGACGATCCAAGACCTGAAATTGTACCTAATCCATACCGTGAAGACATTGAACCCAGACTAAAAGAAGAATTGAAAAAACTAGTACAAGAAAAGAAGCGTTTCTTAGAAATAAAAGCCAAAGTAAATGCTGGCTTTGTGCGTAATCGTGAGTTAGAAGAAGAAGTATCTAACGAAAAATGGAAAGAATTAAAGAAGAAACTGAGAGATGTACGCAAGCAGTTAAAATTCTTACCTGCTAGATATAAAGAAATTCATAGACCTCAAAAAACTGTACTAGAAAGAATACAAAGAGCCATTGAAGAAAACAATTGGACATTAACAGAAAGTGCATTTGGGGTACAGTTTCTAACTTGCCCACTTTACCATAAAACTATAGCAGCATTAGATCCAAAAGAACAAATCAAATTGAAATCTTTCATAGAATTTAAAAAAGAAAATCCTCTTAGACAATTTGGAGGGACGGATAAATCTTTGGGAGCACAGGTTGGGCCTTTTAAAGGTATGAAACTACAACACGCACATGTGGGTAGAGATGCTCTTTTAGTTTATTCTATAGAAGGCAAAGATCCAATAAAAATCAAATTATATGGGGTGTTCAAGCACGACGATTTAGGCGTAGGTCAGCCACCTAACAAAAATAAAGCCGCTAGCAAAGCAGAAGTACTTTCTAATCAAAACTTTACCCCTGCCACATCCGAATCAGTTTCCAGAGATAAATATAGTAATAGGAGCAATGAAATGAAAAGCGAAGAATTTTTGATGGAAAAGAAACTAAAGAAAAAAGCAGCCGCAAAGAAACCTGCTCCTAAGAAGGTTAAGAAGCAAGACGACGAATGGGAAGACGAAGAAGACGTTGCCCCTGTAGATCCAGATCAAGATCGTGTGCCACACATTATTATGCAGTTGCGTAAAGCACTAGACGTTGACGGTGATTATCCAGTCTTATTCCAAGATGGTTCTAAGCACAAGATACCTAAGAATGTAACCAAGCATTTTGTTCAAAAGTATTTGACTCTTAAGCCCGCAGATCGTGAAGCAATGCAAGACATGGCTACTAAAGATTTAGCAGGGTTCAAGAAAGCACTACACGCTGAATTCTCGCCAAATCCTGAACAAAGTATCTACGACAGATAATTTACACAGGTGTAATATTTCAGTAAATAATAAAAAACTTATGCGTAGTGTTTTAATAAAGATAGAGGAGTTATATGCAACTATTTTCCGAAATTCGGATTGTGTTAAATATCCTCTATTCCTACGGCATAAGTTTGCTGTGCAGTTATAAAACAAAGCAACAATTAAAAAAATTCCTTGACAAGTACTCTGCTATATACGGAGTAAAATTAATAGCCAAATCGCCTGGCGCAGAACATCTAATCGAATTAGATACGATATCGATTGGTAACTCATGCCCTATTTCCATTTATATAGTACCGCCCTATGACAATCCAGTGTGGGCAGATCAGCAGCGCAAGTTCTTAGAAGCATATAAGAAAGGCAATTGGAAAGTGGCTAAATTCTATGTTAATGGTTTACCCAATAATCATTCTACTGGGTTACGCAATTTGGCTTGGAGAGGTAGACTAAGCAAGTACTATGATGTGATGCTAGAACGAATGGAAGAAGAACCGCCCAATGATTGGAATGGCGTCTTAAAAGTATAAATACATAATGCGCTCACAAGAATTCATGAATACCCTAGCGGATGATGTAAATCAAGCCGATCCTGCTCTTAAGGCAGAAGTAGATAAGTTTGTCAAATGGACGGCTAAAAGATTACATATCAAGCAAATACCCGGTATCACATTAAGTTATGATACTAAAGATGCACAAGACAATCACCACACTGGCAGACATATTCACGGGGAGCCAAACGTTTGGGTATATGCTAAGAATAGAAATTTAGTAGACATACTTAGAACTGTATTTCATGAATTGGTTCATTGGAGACAAGACGAAATTGGCATGATTAAGCCTGGTGATAGCTGGCCCGGGAGCCCAATCGAAGCAATGGCCGACCTACTCGCAGGAAAATATATTAAGATATGGGGAGAGAAACATCATTATATATTCCAATGAGTGTGTAAAATAGTTGACTTCTATGTGATCTTAGTTTAGTATAACTAGATCAACAAGGAGATTCTATGACAACTCGCAGTTTTAACAACGACGCAAAAATTAAATTAACCGCCCTTATCAATGAAGGGTTGGCTGTTATGCATGAGATCGAAGCACTTAGCGAAGGCTTGAACGATACAGTAAAGAATATCGCTGAAGAATTGGAAATCAAGCCCGGCGTATTAAAGCGAGCTATAAAGATAGCTCACAAATCTAAGCTGGGTGAAACCAATAAAGAAAACGAAGAGTTGAATACTATTTTGGAGCTAGTGGGCAAGACCCTTTAATGTCCTACGTTGACGCTATACACGACCGAAACAATGACAGGATCTTTGTTGTAGAACGCACCAAGGAAGGTAAGCGTACTTACAACGAATATCCTGCCAACTATGTATTTTATTATGCTGACCCAAAAGGCAAGTATCGCTCTATGTTTGGCGATCCTGTAGGTAGGTTCTCTACTCGTAAGCGGGCAGAGTTTGAAAAAGAAAAGCGTATACATTCTAACAAAGCACTGTTTGAAAGCGATATCAATGTAGTTTTCAGATGTTTGTCTGAAAACTACATTAAGGTTGATCCACCAAAGTTACACACGGTATTCTTTGACATTGAGGTTGATTGGAAGCCGGCAGAAGTTGACGAGAATGTTAAAGTGAAAATTCGTAAAAAAGAGTAATTATTTATTGATATTGAGGTAGTTTGTATAAATACTAATATAAGGATTTATATGAACTACCAATATGTTTATAATAATTTGATAAACAATGCTCTTACGATGGGTCGTGCTAAAAAAACAAATGACGGGTTAGATCGGCATCACATTATTCCTAAAAGTTTAGGAGGTAGTAATGACAAATCTAATTTAGTTTTGTTAACAGGCAAAGAACACTATTTGGCCCATAAATTACTTGTTAAAATGCATATCGGAGCAGATCGTAAAAAAATGATTTATGCGCTTTGGTGGATGTCCAAGACTAAGATTACAGGTAAACATTCAAATAAAACAAGAATAACTTCCAGAGATTACGAACATTCTAGGAAATTATTTATTGAGTCCAACGTAAACGGTGATCCTATCCGAAAAGAAAAGTTTAAAAAAAACAGGACAGCCGGCCTATACAAGTATGATGATATTAGTATGGGTAAATCACTAAGTCGTACTCTTGCTAAATTAACCAAAGAGGAACTGAAAGAAAGAATGTTAAACTCTACTATGACTGCTGACCAAAAAGCAAGAGCATTGGCAATACAAAGGGGTAAAGCATCGTCCATCGAAGTGACGCACTTAGACGGAATAACAGAGATTATATTTTCCGACCAGGTCATAGAGAAATTAAATCTAACTTGGCCACAGATAAAATATCGTCTACACGCCCATAACGGTTTACTTTTAGACGGAAGAGTAGTAAAAGTAATAAACAAATATACAGGTGGTAATAAGTGGAAGAAAAAATAATAACAGTTAGAGAGTTACGAACATTACAGAATAAACAGAATTTTGAAGTATGGGATGAACGTTTGGACAAATGGGTTGATATTGAACATTCTACATATATGGTCAAGGGAAAACATGCAGGATTTGCTCCAACTAGTGATCCGTTCAATCCAGTAACAGCAATTTCGCTGTATCTAGATTGGCTGGGTCAATTAGTTACGCTAGTTATGGCTCCAAAACATATGAGTCCAGAAACAGCCAATGACATTGTAAATCAGTTTGAAAATTGCTTGCTGTTTACCAGTGAAACAGAAATGTTCGAAACTTTCTTTCAACTAATCGAAGATGCTGATGTGCTAACTGGATGGAACTCAGAAGGATACGATATTCCATATATGGTAAATCGTGTTACTAGAGTATTGAGCAAAGACGATACTCGCAAATTCTGCTTGTTGGGTCAGATGCCTAAAGCCAGAGAGTATGAACGATTTGGTAAGGTAGAAACAACTTATGACTTAGTTGGTCGCATTCATATGGACTACTTGCAGTTGTACAAAAAGTACAACTATGAGTCTCGCCACTCGTATTCGCTAGACGCGATTGGTGAAATGGAAGTTGGCGAAAACAAAACTAAGTATGAAGGTACTCTAGATCAGTTATACAACAAGGACTTCAAGAAGTTTATTGAATATAATCGTCAAGATACTATGCTTGTGTTCAAGATTCATGACAAACTTAAGTTCTTGGATTTGGCTAACAGCCTAGCACATGAAAATACTGTGTTACTTCCAACTGTTATGGGCTCTGTAGCCATGATTGAAATGGCTATCATGAACGAAGCACATGAGCGTGGTCTAGTCGTACCTGATAAAAAGAAGCGTGACCCAAATGCTGAAGCAACTACTCCGGCTGCTGGTGCGTTTGTTGCTATACCAAAGAAAGGTATTCATGAAGATGTGGGTGCAGTAGATATCACTTCTCTGTATCCCAGTGTGCTTAGATCACTTAATATGGCTCCCGAGACTATTATTGGGCAGTTGCGTCAAACTCTTACTGATCATTATATGCATGAAAAAGCCAAGCAGTTGGCTAGCGAAAAGAAGCGTAAGAAAAATGACGACGATGAAGATGATGACGAAAAGGAATTCAGTTCTAAGTTGTGGGAGGGCTTGTTTGGCGCACTAGAATATACTGCGGTCATGAATCAAGAGCGCGGTACAACTATCACCATTGATTTTGCCGATGGTCGATCAGAAGAAATGAGTGCGGCTGAAATCTGGAAGATGATCTTTGATTCTAACAAACCATATATCTTGTCTGCAAATGGTACTATCTTTACGTATGAAAAAGAGGGTGTGATCCCAGGCTTGCTTACTAGATGGTTTACTGAACGTAAGGCAATTCAAAAACAAGCCAAAGAAGCATACGGTACTGATATGTTTGAGTACTACGATAAGCGTCAGTTGGTTCGTAAGATTTTGCTTAACTCTGCATATGGCGCACTACTAAACGAACATTGTCGGTTCTACGATAAGCGTATTGGTCAGTCGGTTACTCTGTCTGGTCGTCAGATCGTCAAACACATGATGAGCCAAATCAACGAAATTATCACAGGTGAATATAAGCACGATGGTGAGGCTATTGTTTATGGCGATACTGACAGTTGCTATTTCAGCGCGTATAAAGTGCTTAAAGATCAAATCGCATCTGGAGAAGTTGAATGGAATAAAGAAACTTGCATTCAAGTATATGACAGTATTGCTGAACAGACTAATCAAACATTCCCAGCATTCATGGAGCGGGCATTCCATGCGCCCAGAAAGAACGGTGAGATTATCAAAGCAGGTAGAGAACTGATTGGTGATCGTTCGCTATTCATTACAAAGAAGCGATATGCGATCAACATCTTTGATAAAGAAGGCAAGCGTTTAGATATCAATGGTAAGCGCGGCAAGATCAAGGCTATGGGTCTTGATCTTAAGAGAGCAGATACTCCCAAGTATGTGCAAGAGTTCTTGTTCGGCGTGCTAGAAATGGTACTAGCAGGTGCTACTAGACAAGAGGTAATCACTACTATTAAGGAATTCAAAACTAATTTGTCTAAACAAGATAGTTGGACTAAGGGTTCGCCTAAGTCTGTAAATAAACTTACTATGTATGGTGATAAAGAACTTGCTAGCAAAACTGGTAAAACTACAATGCCCGGGCACGTTAGAGCAGCAATCAATTGGAACTATCTGCGTAGAGTAAATGGTGACAACTACTCTATGAAGATAGTAGATGGTATGAAAATTATTGTTTGTAAACTAAGGACCAATGCACTTGAGTTTACTAGTGTTGCATATCCAGTTGACGAGTTGCGCTTACCAAAGTGGTTCATTGAATTGCCATTCGATGATGCTGCTATGGAAAGCACTCTAGTAGACAAGAAGATCGAAAACTTATTGGGCGTACTGAATTGGGATCTTAAAGCCAATACTGACACTAACTCTACATTCGATGACTTGTTTACATTTGGATAACATGCGTTTGACTTTTGCATTAAAATCCACTATATTACATAATACAAATGCCTAAATATTTCTACACAAAGGAAAACTATGAAAGATAATTTACTTGATTTGATTCAGCATACTTATAACTTGGGCGTTATGGACATGCTCAAGGTTACCGGCACCGATACGGAAACTAAGATTTATTCTCTGGGTGACGATAAGACTGTTATCGTTAACGGAGAATTCAAGACTCCCATTCCCGAATTTGTCGGTGTGTTTGGTATGCCCACTCTGAGTACTCTAAAGACTATTCTATCGTTTGATGAGTACGATGAAACTGCTATAATTACTCTTAATCGTAATGCAGAAAATGCTCCCAGCTCTATTCACTTTGAAACTACAAACGGAGACTTTGTTAGCGATTATCGCTTGATGGCAAAGGCTACAATTGAAGATAAACTCAAGCCAGTTGCTTTCAGGGGCGCACGTTGGGACGTAGAGTTTGTACCTTCAGTTGAAAACATTCAGCGTTTGAAGAAGCAGTCCCAGGCTAACTCATCTGAAAACACTTTCACTATCAAGAGTGAAGGAGATGTTATTCGATTGTACTTTGGCGATCCTTCGCTGCACTCAGGCAACTATGTAATTGCTTCACATTGTGGTAAACTGTCTAAGTCTTGGAGTTACCCAATTAAGGTGTTTACTTCTATCTTAGATTTGCCGGGAGACAAGCGTGTTCGCTTTAGTGATCAGGGAGCAGCAGAAGTCACTGTAGACAGTGGCATTGCTAACTATCAGTATCTACTACCAGCACATCAGAAGTAATGGAACAAATAAATCTCACTAAAACTCACGATCCCGATTGGGCGCTGTTCTTGCCCGCAGTCAGCAGTTTCTTTATTGCTGGCTTGGGCAAGCAACGCTCGGGTGAAGACTATTTTGATCAGGCAAGAATTCCTGCAGGATTTAATGGTGATGTAGAGAAACTAAACTTTCTTAATAGCAAAGAAGGTTTATACACTTACAAGTGGGGTTTGTATAGTGCTGGTCACGCTAATCTAGATACTACTGTAGACGATCCGGCTGAAAGTATTATTCGTAAAAGAGAAGAAGGTACTTTCATGCTGGGCGACTCGGGCGGGTTTCAGATTTTGAAAGGTCAGTGGCCCGCTGATTGGAAAGATCACAACTGTCCACGCGCTATGGTAAAGCGCAAGGCTGTGCTTAATTGGATGGACACATATATGGACTATGGTATGTGCTTAGATATTCCATCTCAATCGCTACAAACTTATGATATGAAAGACAAGAATGGCAATTCACTTCATGGTATTAAAACTATTGAAGATGCTATTACTGCTACGCATATTAATAACGAATACTTTATCAATCATCGAAATGGTAACTGCAAATTCTTGAACGTATTGCAGGGTCTTAATCATACCCAAAGTGATGCTTGGTATGAAGAGATGAAAAAGTATTGCGATCCAAATATCTACCCAGAAAATCATTTTAATGGTTGGGCATTTGGTGGTCAAAATAAAATTGATATTCACCTTACTTTAAAGCGTCTGGTCCATATAATCCATGATGGCCTACTAGAAGAAGGTAAGCACGATCTTATTCACTGTTTGGGTACAAGTATTTTGGAATATGCAGTAATCTTTACTGATATCCAAAAAGCAATTAGAAAGTATCATAACCCAAAACTGCAAATTACTTT